CTTGTTTGTCGTTTAGTGCGTCAGTGATTTCTTTCTCAGTGGAAAGCATACCCAGAGAGTCTAGTACAAAAATACAGGGTTTGCGTTCTTCTAATGACTTCTTAAGATATATATCTATCGCTTTGAGTGCCTTTCCTCTAAACTCTTCAACAGTAACAACATTGACAACCACAAGACGAGAAGTATCAATTCCACGGGATTCTACAAGTGATTTGGTAATAGCGGCTTCAGTATCAAAATAGAGACAATAACCATCGGGATTATTATCAAGGAAATTCTTAACCACAGCGAGAGCAAAGAAAGTTTTTCCAGTAGAAGACTCTCCAGCAATAGCAGTAATCTTATTCCCAGATACACCACCAAATATGCTACCTGAAACCAGTGCATTAAAAATGTACGAACCCGTGTCAACATAAGTCTCAGTCTCATCAATATCGGATGCTAACTTAGTAAAGTCATCACCGATTTCTTTTACAATATCTTTAAGAAAATCCATTAGGCAACCATCCCGTATTGTTCACGAAGTATTTTTTTATAGGGTAAACCCTGTTCTCTAAGTTCTTTTACAAGTTTAAGTTTTTGATAAAGTGCAGAATCTCCACCCATTGTCATGGCACTAATAATAGTGTTTAGTTCATTGTCATTAATTGGCAAGTCCATTATGCAAAAAAGAGTTCAAGGTTTACAGTTTTTTCTACGTTCCACCCAATTGAATCAAGGATAGATTTAAGGGGATCTACAAAACTTTTTTCAAATTGTAAGTCATAATCAATGTATTTGTCAAGATTAAGTTCCTTAGGGAAATCTTGAATAAAAGAGATAATATTCTCTTGTATAGTATTTGGTTTTTTCAAGTAGACAAATTTAATCTTTTCACCATTACCAATTAGAGAATACTTATTGGTTAGTTTTTTCTGTTTGATATAATGATTGAAGAGAAGTGCTCCACGAATATGAATTGGAGTTCCTTTTATATAAATGTCCGATGAAGATTGATACTTACGAACATCAGAAGCAGTTCGTGGAAAAGCAATTTGTTCTGGAGGAAGGGATTTAAACTCAGTTCTACATTTATCAATAAAGTTGATTACATCTTCTTCTGTTCCACTCATCATCAACTTAAGTCCATCCTTAATCATTTTGCGGCAAGGGGCAGGTGTAGAAGACTTGACTGCCTCAATACCCATCATCTTGAGTTTGGGTTCTTCATAACGGACACCTTCACTATCCCAGACATTCAAAATGTAACGCTTCTTGGCAGTCCAGATTCCACGTTCTGCAATGTTCTCACGTTTCATCTGCATCTTCTGGTCATATGCATTTACATACGTAGCCAGTTCTTGGTAGCAACCTTCAATATAGTTTTCAAGTTCCACTTTACAGACCTTATCAAGGAACGTGACAACGCCTTCAGTAGTTTTCTCTCTTCCCTTGTATACAGTTTCAACCAAAGGACCCATATTAAGATAAATGGAGTCAGTATCTGCAGCAATAACATAGTCTTCTTCTTCTGTCTTCAAAAGTTTATTAAGATAAGAATTCATTTTGTTTTCAATCCAGCGGATCGATACCTGACCAGATAATGTAATTGCTTCAGCATTTGCTAGTTTGTAATAGCGAAAATACTGATTACCAATAGCACCATAGGCAGAGTTAAGTTGAATCTTCCTTGCCATTTGAATGTTGTTACATCGAGCAATCTCCTTTTCCAATTCTTTTGTCTTTTTCTTTTCATACTCTTGCTTTGCTTCAAGCATCTTCTTTTTGTAGATGGTTCGATCTTTATAAATCTTCTCCATCAGTTCTGGGAGAAATCCTCGCACATCCTTACGGAACATTGCTCCGTTAGCACAAACCGCTTTATCTTTATACAATTCAAAAGTAATGTCTTGATTTAAAATTTTATCAACAGTTACGTTTGGATGTTTCTCTTCCAGAAGAGTTTCTGGTGAGATGTTGTATTGCATAATGAGGTGAGGATATAGAGAATTCAAGTCAAAACTTACCACCCAATCATACTTTCCAGGAATAGGTTCTTTTACATATGCTCCAGCATACTTGGAGTCCTTACCTGAACGTTCTTTGGGAGGAATCACAATATTCCTCTCCTTCAAATAATTAAAGATAATTGTATCCCACATCCTAACTTGATAGAACACATCCTCATAGTTCACTTTGGCGTCATATGCCATTGTAAGAGCAAGTTCAATCAGTTTCATCTTGTCTTCCAAACGGTCAACAAGTTCCACGTCAACGATGTTGTATTCTACAAACTTTTGCCAACCTTTAGTGTAAAAGTCTTTAAAAGTATCAAACTCAGAGTGGTCTAGTTTTTTCTGCCCAAGTTCCACACTTGCAATATGGTCAAGACGATAAGACTCTTGGTTGGTGTAAGTAAACTTCTTATACAAATCCAGATAATCTAACTGAGAGATTCCACCAATATCATAAGATATTTGTTTTCTTCCAGTGACAAAAATCTCTTGTTCTGTTACCAGTCCCCAAGGAGACAATCTCTTCATCAACTTCTCACCAAGGACTCTATCTAATCGACGGACAATATATGGAATGTCATACAACTTACTATTCCATCCAGTAATAACTTCTGGAGTATTTTCCATCCACCAATTGATAAAGTCGTTCAAAAGATCATATTCATTATTAAATCTCTTGTAATAAAGATTACCCTTATTCAACTTAAATGGTCCTTGACCCCAGGTGATGATCTCTTTTGTTGTATAATCTTGAATTGTGATAAGTAAAACTTCTTCTGCTGCATTTTCTACATCTGGAAATCCGTTCTCAGATGCAACCTCAATATCAATCGTAAACAGTTTAATTTTACTAATATCAAATTTAATTTCAGATTGTGGATACTTGTCTGATATGTATTGGTAGATATATCTTTCATTCCCGTAGACTTTAAATCCATCTACACCTTCATATTTTTTTATGAACTCCCTACATTCTCTTACAAATCCAGGTTTAATAGCATCTACATATTCCCCAGATAAAGTTTTATAATTTGTTTTTTTATTTGCAGTAACAAAAAGGGTCGGGGTGAACTTCTCACGAGTCATGAAGTGTTTTCCATCTTCATATCCTCTTACGAGAAATTGATCCCCGACCATTTGGACGTTGGTATAAAACCTCATTACTTAGTCAAGCTTTCATATAGTTCTTTGATTCTAGCATTGGGTTCGGCAATCGTCAAGATTTTGTCGGAATGAATTATGAACTCATTCTGCTTGGTCAGTTCTCCTAACCAAGGTTGCAACGTTCCATCAGAAACAATATTAAATGGTTCTATAAGTTTGCAATCTGGTTCTCCAAGATCTGCAGATTCTAGTTCTTCAATTTGAGAAATTAAAGTTCCTCCAGATTGGAAAATAATTACCTTTGCATCTTTTGCCATATCAGCAATCCTCACATGAATCGGTTAAAATAATAGATTGTTCTTGAGTTTCTTCAGTTTCTCTAAGAATATCTACAGTATACATTTTATACAGTTCATCCACTGGATCAATAAAAGTAACGATCCAGTCAAGAGGAACTGGGAATCTAATCCCCTTGCCCAGTGGAATCCATGGACTCAATTTAATGTCAAAGGATGCCTTACCAGTTTCCTCATTAACTTTTGGATCACTGGTTTCAACCAAACAAGGTTTGATAAAGAAGTATCCAACTACTTTATCTTCAAGAAGCATTTCCTCAACTTTGGTAACAATCTGTTCTCCTGTTTTTACAACAGCTAATTTAATTGCCATAATTTTGATAAAACTTTATTTAAATATTAGCACAAAAAAGAAAATGGGGCAAGATCTGATATTTGCCAGACCCCACCCTTGCGCCGACGATATTCAATTATATTTATAGATAATCTTTACGAGTATGATGTTCAGGAACAATCTTACCAAGTCTAACTGTTAACAGTCCATCCTCAAATGCCACTTCCCGCACTTCCGTGTCGTCGGATAGTGCCCATGCCCTTTTGAAGGATCGTTGCGCCAGTCCCTTATGGACGTAGTTGGTATCAGATTCCTTGTCTTCCCTTTGCCCTTCGACAAAAAGTTTTCCATACTCTGTGTATACATGTACTTCCTCCTTTTTAAATCCAGCAAGTGCAAGTTCAAGTCGTGATTCTACGTTACTAACTTGAACAAGATTATATGGGGGATAATTTGAAGTTGTTTCATGGATATTAAAAAATCGATCAAGATATTCATCCATTCCAATACTATTGCGAGTAATCCTATCCATCAAGGCAGGAAGATCCGCAGTTGTAAACCGTGAGGTTGCAAGGTTAGTCATTATGGTAGCTCCTTTAAAAGCGAGTTTGTGTTTTGTGGACCCTTTCGGCATCCATTATTAATTATACAAGAAAGCATAAAAAAGCGGGGTGTTATTCCCCGCACCTTTTTATTCGGTTTTACTCATTTTCAGAATTAACTAAAGATTGAGGATCTTCGATTCCAATAAGTTGTGGAAGAGATCCTGAAATTGTATAAGATGGCAATTGTGAAGTAAATCTTTTTGTAACATACTGTATAACAAGTGCATCGAGTTTTTTTAAGTATTCAACGGCCGATTGACGTTGCTTTACCACTTCTTCCGCAGTTTCACATCCTTTGGTGTAAGTTACAACATCAGTTTCGGAAATACCATTTTCAACGAGATTTTTCATAATCTGAAGAAATCCGCGTTCAATATAAGTATCTTCTTTACAACAAATAATTACTGGGTTTATAGAAGATCCAGTCTGAACAATTTCAGATACTTTTTGTTGAGCATTTTTAGGGTGAACATATGGAGCAATGTTCACAGCAATAGTAGTTTGTTGATAAACTTTGTCAACAATATCACTTATTTGCTTAGGTGTAAATGTATTGCTGATAGAATCCACCCAGGTTTTGATTTCATTTTTTGAAAGGTTACTACCATGACGCTTGCAATAACAAACACCACGATTCACAAAATCGTTAATTGTATGACGTTTCGCTACTCTATGATTATTAGCACCAAGAGCGACAATATCATAGGCATCTTCCAAAGAAGTTACCCAATCTTCTTTTAAACGATAAACTAAAAACGGATAGTCAGGAATTCCAAGTTCATAACATGCGTTATACCGATTGTATCCATCCCAAACTTCTTGATCTCCATTTGGAAGAATCATTAAAATTGGTGGAAGTTCCGTAACACGATATCCAGACTGAAGTTCGGGAATTAGTCCATTAATGTTATTTGTATCAACACCGCCAGATCGTGCTTTGTTTGTTGGTTGTTGAATATTAAGATCAATCCAGTTTTTTACTTCAATCTGGATATAATCTGCACAAGCAAATACTGGAGGTTCTAGAGATTTAAAGGTGGAGTTAGATAGCACTGCACTCCAATTTGTTACACTATTCGTGTAAAAAGAAATGATTTGAGACATGATTGAAAAATAGCAAGTTTGCTTTTTATCGACATTTAAACAAAAGTTTTATATCGATTCATTTATCATACCACAAAAAAAGAGGGGTGTCAACCCCTCCAGAATCATTCATCGACAGATGGTTTTTTCTTAGATCCAATATTATATTTTTGCTCTAAGATCCAATCCCCCTTGTCCTTGTAAGAGAGAACTTTAATTTGATTCAAAGGTGCGATGTCGCTAATAGAATCTCCATTCACAA